AGTCGAAGTCACGGAAAGGTCTATGAAAGCGTTCGATCTGTTGCGTAAAATGTACAACAACATGAACGAGGATATGAGGACGCGAACAGATCGAGCATTCAGTGAATACAACTCTGTCATGGACGGCATCGTATCCTCTCTTAGAACAGCGACGAAACGAGACATAAAAACTGATGAACTCGTACCTGCCTTCGACGAAGACACGATAAAAGAGATGATGTCTACCCTACACCTAAGCGTAGCTCAAGCCAGTGGACTCTCTCCATTCATTGCTATCCAGAGTCGAGCTTCAGAATTTAAGCCTCGTGACATTATGAATGAAAAGAAACTTGCTCTGATAGCTACAGCTATAAAAGAAGAGGAGCAATCTCTTACGCGCATAGGGGAGTTGATGAAAGTATTTCGTACTAAGTACGAAGAGGAGACGGGTGTAGACCCAAGTTCAAATGTTCAACTTCAAGAATTCTTAGCGGACTTCGCACGTATAGAACAGGAGGGATTAGACGGTATAAGCATGAAGCGTCAAGAAATGCTTCGTATGTTAAATTCGTTCGCACGATCCCCCGAGTTGCCGATAGAGCCTGACACTGTGACCGAACTTGTTCGTCTCAAAACTCTTTTCGCTCCAGAAGAAATACACGACATGATCAACAGTGCGGAAGGCATAGCGTCAGTCGCCATGTCCGTCGCAGAAGGCGCTCGTGTAAAGACACGAGAACTTGCAGCGTTTCACAGCACTATGCGAGAAAAGGAACTCAACGGAGAAGTTGCGTTAGCGGTAGACAGTCTTTTCGATGCGGAGCTTGGATACAAGTATGCTTTGGGTAAACTGCCTTACAGAGAGGCTGACAACTACGCTATAAAGAACGGCCTCACCGTAAATCTTATGAAGTTAGGGGAGAGATTACACAATGTAAATTCTGCTTTAGACAAGTCATTTTTATCTGCGGGTAAAGACAGACGTGGAAAAGTACGAATTAAATTTGGACCCGCCAGAGATTATTTGCAGAAGGTTGGCAACAACGCGCTTGTAGTATTCGAAAACGCAGCAGAACGAGGCTTGGTTGCAGAGTATGGGGATGAAGTCATCGAAATGATGAATACATCCGGCGAAACGAACTTCTTAGATTTTGCTTTGAAGTTGATGAAAGATGACCCAGATGCCAACCTATTCCGAGCAACGCCTAGCGAAGCAGAAGAATTATATAGAGCGTTTCGACGTTATGAAATGGACACTTCAGGTATGACTTTGCAAGACCTGAACACAAAGTATACACCGATTATAGACGACGCTATCAAAGCTGCGGATAAAACCCTCTACGATATGACTGTGAGCGCACGTTCGAACTGGGAAAAGACCGTAGGAATGCAAACGGACAAGGGGACTTTGGCAGGAGACACGGTAGTTGTACGCAGAAATTCTGAAGCAGTGACTCCTCGACAAGGTAAACATCTCTACAAAAAAGGGATGACCCCGATGAAAGCCTTCGTTCAGTTAGCAGATTCTATAGCAGAATTTGTAGTAGAAACTGATCCGAGCAAACGTGCGACCATAGAAGGCGCTATTTTAGATCACAAAGAATACGTCGTCGGATTTTTATCAGGGGGCAATCGTCTAGGCGGAGCCGAATTCGGTTTCGATTTGTCTGATGAGCGTCGAAGGATCAATGCAGACACAGGAAGCACCATTCTTGAGATGCTAGTGTCCAAAAGACTCAACGCGAAATATCAAGCTCAATTAGAGGATTTACAGACTTCGATAGAAAGACAGACGTACGGACTCGTCACCAGACCGGACGCGGTAGCCCGTCTAGCATCGGGTAATCAGTATGATTTCAGTCGTGCCCAGAGATTGTTCGAAGTAGAGAAGATGATGTCTGTGCCCGTCAGAGGGGGTTCAAATGCGGATGTAGAATATCACGTCCCAATTCCTACTTCCGAAGAGGGGCTTATGAAATTCCTCAACGAAGATAGGGGGCGTATAGGCGTCGGGCCTCCTGTCGCACCCCCCACTTTTGACATATCAGATGCAGTGGGTGAAAATCAAAGACGGTTTTTCTTTAAGGTAGACAACATCGTCGGTTCTACTCGCGATGTGGATGATCTTATGAAGAATGACGTTTACGCAAGACGAGAGTACGAATCTCTTCGCACTGACTTGAATGACGCTAACAGTGAATTTAATATTGCCGTACGAAGAGAAGAAGACGCAGTTAAGCAGTCGCTGAAACAGATGGGTACGTACGGTGATTTAGCCAGCGACCCTAAACAGTTTTTCGACGCTGTCTTCTTACGAGCCACTCCAGAAAGTCTCGAACGCACTGTAGAATATTTCGTAAACAACGGAATGAACAGAGATGACGTACGTCGGAATCTTGCGTATATGTATCAACAGGGGTTCGATGCGTATGTAAAATCTAGCATGGGGACACGACAAGGAGACATCACAGGTATGGATGTCATTCTTCGTGAGCCTGAAAAGCTGTTAGAATTTACCGCCGGAGAAAAGGGCGAGGTGATGCGTTTCGTCTTAGGAGACGATCACTTCAATGATATGAAACTCCTTGCTAGGTATTCTCGTATAGCTTTGGGAGAGGGTGCAGGATTTAGGATATCTCCTGATATACGAGCTATGACCCTCGACAATGTCTTTTCTAAGTCATTCAACCTAGCACGAGGCATGGTCAGCATACCCTACGTCGCTGCAGAGGTAGGCGGTCGTGTTATGCTTCTTAGAAATCAAAGCATGATAGGTCTTGCTTTGTCAGATAAATCAGCAGCACGCATAATGCGTAGAGTATTCGAGGGCGATAAAATTACCCGAAGTGAATTACAGCTTCTGGGATTACGGATTAAAAATTACATAGCTAGAGACCTGATTACAAGTGAGGGTGATCTGCCAGCTATAGATGCACTTCTTGAAATCGCCGGGGCGGAAGAAGTACAAACTGAAACGCTCTCTGAAATAACTGCGAAACAAAAAGAAAAGCGTCGTGAAAGAGTTACAGAAGAAGTAGAAAGGATGTATGCTCAATGAAAACGTACAACAACGGCCAACGCAAGGCCATGATGTATGGTGGTGCAGCCAAGCGCAAGCCGATGATGTATGGTGGCATCGCTAAGAAGAAACGAAAGAAAGCGTCCGCTGGCGGTATGATGACCGCAAGCCCGACACAGCAAAACATGCAGCGTAAGCGTCAGCAGCAGACAGCCATGTCCGCTATGTCACCGATGCCGATGGCTAGTGGAGATATGCCGTTCGGTATGTTGAGTGTGAAAGCGGGGGTAGATAACAACCCCAAGCCTACAGTAGCAGACCGTATCGCGGGTGCGAAAATGAAAAAGTAGTCAGACGTATTTCACTGACTTATCTATAATCTCGTCAGCAGACGAGTTCAAATAACGTAACAAGGACACGATAGAGTGTGTGCCTTCATAGGCAGGCACTCCCGTGTCCATTTCTTTTTCTAGGTCTTCCGGGCGCACCGATTCCTTGTTGAGTTCGACGTTGCCGTCCTGTCGTAGGTGTGCCGTAAGAGAAAACAGTTGCGCCTTCATAACTGTTCTCCCACTACTTCACACTTGTATGAGTACGCATGAGGTGGTGGAAGAGCTTTAGGTACGGAGAGTATAGCCTCTGTCATCTCCATCACACGCTCCTCACATCGTTCTTCTGTACGATACGGCCCCCATTCATCTATAAAATTGAAACAGGGTCCGTCTGGTAAGTATACAGAACATACCATGACTATTGCCTTAAACATCGTTTAGCTCCTCTATTGGAAGATTGTAGCAGTCCGCCTTGAATACGAATCCGTTGTCCGGATCGATGTCACCACGACGATAGAACTTCGCGTTGCGGTAAAACGTACGTTTATCAATCTCCCCTAAAATCCACGCCTTCGAACCGTCGATCTTGATACGTACGAATACGTACGAGTCGCAGTCTTGCTTCGTTCCGTGCGCGGGTATTGTACAATCGTAGTGCGGTCGCGGCTTCGTATTGCATCGTTTCGTCTTCACGTCGATGCGCTTGCCGTCTAGCAGCAGATCGTAATGCCTGTTATTCGCCTCTAGAGCACCCGTGAGGTCGCTTACGACAAGCTCCCCTAGTGCCCCTACCACGTGACTTGTACTGCCCGTTATACTGCCCTCTAGGATGCCTACGTGGGCAGTCTTTCGTTGGGCACGACGCAGCAAGTCAGGAGTGATAGGAACCTCGATCATATATCTACAACCTCACACGCACCTGCCGTACACGCCAACTCTCCTGATCCGGAGGTGTTGTCCTCTTTTTCGTATTCGGAAAGGGCGTCCCAGTCGATAGACAGGGTGCCGAAGCGTTCCTGCCACTCACTGTATTCGTCAGGCTCGATGTCCTGATACGGCGCTTGTTGATAGACGTGATCGTCACGCGGAAGGAACGACACGCCTGATGCGATGTCGAAGTTCGTGTATATCCACGCGCCCACTTCCATCCACTCGTGTTCGGCTACGCTGATCGTCACTGACGGCTTGTGTTCGCACCAGTGTGTCGCATACGTTTTCCACAGTTCGAGTTGTTCGACAGCAGTCATGGCATGCCGCGTGATAGCTCCGCCCGGAGACTTCATGGCAAAAGAAAACACGGTAGTCGTGTCCGGATTGCCGACTTCAGCTTCGTTGTGTATGCCCTGTTCTGCAAGGAAGCGAGTGAGTGGGTCTTCGTTACCACCCCGCACCGTACGAATGTAGTGTCCGCTGTGTCGTGCGTGAATACCACTAGCGGCGTCGACAAGTTGTGACACAGTGCCCGACGGCTTGACACACGTAATGGCAACGCTTTGTGGGATTCCAAGCATCCGGGCATACTTGAGATTTGTATCGACGGCGACTTGTTTCATCTCTTCGAGCCACCGGGGGGAATCTACGGCCTTTGATAAG